TTGGATAAAGAAACACAAAAAGAAATGAAAAAAAATCAAGAACTGATTGACCATTATGATTATTTAAAAAATGCCGCTTCCTCCACAGACTGCACCGGACTGATCCCGGCGCTGCCCGAATCCGAGGACGAGCTTGATGCCTACAATGATGTTTATCAATATCAGACTCCACTCGTCAAACCAAAATCATAGAGGGAGCACACCCGGTTACTGTTCAGTAACACACCCACTCTCCAATCACGATAATTTGACAAAAAACGTTGTTCTTCGTCAAACAAAATGCTATAATGTCTTTATCGTAGGTAAAACGAGTCACAACAAGTGATACAAAGGAGAGATATAAATAATGAAATGCCCAAAATGTGGAAAGGATGTCATTTTACAGAAAAAGCAAGTAGGGGTTGATGAAAATGGCAATCCGGTTTTAAACGAATACGCAATCTGCAAAGACTGCAAAAAACAATGGAATCTTGACAAACAACGTGCAAAAAAATCGGCTCCTAAACCGGCTGCTTCTGTAGCAAAACATACAGAAGCAGCTCCAAAGCAGGAGGCGCCAAAAGCACCTGTAGAAAAAACAGAAGAAACAAAAGCAACAGAACAAAAGAAAATCGCTGAGCACACAGACGAGCCAAAACAGCCTGTACAGAAAAAGAAGCGTCCAGCTTCCGAAAGACCTGTTTCTGAGCATTCCGAAAGACCGAAAAAGAAACGTCCGGTCTCTGATCATTCTGAAGAAGCGCCTCGGAAAAAACGTCCTGATTCCGAAGCTTCTGATGCTGTACCTAAGAAAAAACGCCCGGCTCCTGCAGATTCAAAAACAAGAGTGATTTCTGTTCCGGAAGAATTCAAACAGGAACCTTCCGAAGAAGGGCAGCGTTACGGTAATATTCCTTCTGAAAAAGTACGTGCAAAACGTGAACGTGCAGTGAAAAAAAGTTACGAGGATATGCTTGCATCTGATCCGGACAGAAAGTCTGTACACAAACGCAAGCCGGCGCCGAAGCCAGTAGAAGAACCGGAAGAAATCGAAGACGAGGAAGAATATGAGGATGATTACATCACTCCAAGATTCCGGGTACTCCGTGTGATTTTCGGACTTCTTTCTATCGTAGCGTTTGGTTTCTTTACATACAAAGGAGTGATCAGCGGACTGGACAGCATTACCTCCGGAAGTAATTCCAACATTGGTACTTTCTATGTCATCATGGCACTTTGCATGCTGATCTCCGGACTGCTTCTTCTCATTCTTCAGAAGAGCAATACGATTTTTGCATTCCTGCTCCCGATGCTCTTTTATATCGGATGCAGCGTGATCGGTTTCCTGAAACATGGTGATGACAAGATGCTCTTATACAGTGCGATCGCATGTGTTGTACTTGCAGTGATCTTCCTGATCCTGACGATCTTGTCCAGACGTGACACTGAGGAAGACGAAGACTTTGATGATTATGATGATCCATTCGAAGAGGATCACGATAACTACTAATTTTAAATTATAATTTTATGCCGGTCTGATTTCATTCAGACCGGTTTTTTTCACGCTTCTTTTTTTCCGGCATATACTTTTAGTAACATCTTTAAAAACTATGGAGTGCTTATGAAAAAAAGAATTCTCACATTTCTTCTTGCCGCATCCATGATCCTGCTTACGGGATGCCACTCTTCAAACAACAGTACCCCGACCGGCGGCAATCCGGATTCTTCCAAAGAGGAATTGACAAAACTCACCTTAAATGAAGTTGCACACTCAATTTTCTATGCCCCTATGTATGTTGCCATTGAAAAAGATTATTTCCGGCAAGAGGGCATTGAACTGGAACTCGTCACAGGATTTGGGGATGTATACTTAGTACAAAGCAAATGATACAATATTCACCCCTCAGAGAACGATCTCCGAGGGGATTTTTATTAAATAGATGTGGTCTCTTTACTGTAAATTACCGACATGAGCCTTGCATACCATGGCGCTTTAGGACTCCACTTGTAACACGGAATGTCCTTACCATTGTTGTCCTTGTAAATCTTCTGGATGATTTTTAATTCGTCTGGATGACCCAATGTTATTACTTTTTGACCGTCAAAATAATACACTGCACCTTTTCCCTCAACTGTAAATAAACATCTCATCTCTTCATTTTCTCCTTCCTGATCCGCTGATGCGCTTTGGCTTCCGCCCACAAGTTCCTTGATACGGTTAATAAAATAGGCTTTTGTCTGCGCTGCACCGCCGTGAATCTCTACTGATCTGTGCGGACAAGCGGTTGCAAACACCTCCTGATGCAGCATGATCGTGCTTTCGTTTGGTACGATTCCGTATTGCTTACACTTCTCAGCGGCCAACTGCAAAGCTTTTTCTTCGTTTGCTTTAAATACATCCAGATCGCCCATACTCTGGCATGTTTCGATTCCAAGATAATTCAAGTTTCCGCTTATGTCTCCGCAGTGCCAAGCACAATTTTCGTCATCTTCCGCCTGTAAGATTCCATCGCTGCACACATAATAATGAGCAAATCCATTTTCCAAGTTTGCATTTTGTAAATAATTCCGATAATACGCTGCCGTTGCATTCTGGCTATCTGCACCATTGTGAATAAAAATACCGACAGGATTTTTCCCTCTCCTGCCGGCAATTCCTCTACAGATACTCATTCTTTCTCTTCCTCCTGCTCGTCTGTCTCAAATACTTTTTCCAGTTCCTCTGCGGATACTCTGCCAAATTCGTTCTGTTCACTCATGTTCTCACCTCCTTGTGCGACGTCGCACAATAAAAGAGAGCCTGTTTCCAAGCTCTCTGAAATTACCTACTTATATGTAAGTGCCCTCTCTGAATCTCTTGTTCCAGGTGTTGTTGGGTCTACCACTACACCAAGGATCGCCAGAATCGCAAAGAGTGCATTGATTACAGTCAATAACTTATCTCCAAGGTCTCCAAGGTCGATGGTAAGACCAAACACTGCCGCAATTGCCTGTATCAACAGTAAGATTGCCGGGATCAGCGCTACCCAGAAAGCCTTGTTTTTAATTCTTACAATCCAGTTAATATTCTTCATTTTTCATTCTCCTTTTTACAAATACATTGCTACTACAGCCCCGATCACGGCTCCGATCAGTGCTGTCACGACCCCATCCCACCGTTTGGCTGGTGTCTGCTCCAGATGCGTCACTTTTGCGGTTAACTGCACCAGCGTCTGGTTCATAAAGCCGACCTCTTTGGTCAACCCCACCATTTCCTGTGCTAATTGATGTACCACGCTCACAACGTCCTCTGCTTCTTTCATTCGATGCTTTAATGAGCCGATTTCTTTTCCGTGCTCTGCAAGTTTCACTTCTACTTCATTTTCTGTCATGTTTTCCCTCCGGTTTTTAAAGTATAAAAATAAGACCATCACGGTCTTGCTCTAATCTCCATATTCGCTCCTTTAATCAATCATCTGTAATCCACGTGAACGTTGCGTGACGTTCTGTAAATGCGGCATTCTCCACATAAATCTTGATCCCCCCATCTTTTCCTATGCCGTATCTTCCCGTTCCAAATATGTTAGGTCCTGAAACTTCACTATAGGGAGCAAAGAAATCCATAACCGGTCGATATCCTACTGGAATTTTCACTTCGTTGAATGGCCCGTATTCGCCACTTCCCGGAAATTGTGCAATCATTGTGATCTTGCATGTTACCATACATCCTCTTCTTTTCAGCTCCACGCGAATGTTATTAGCGGAGTTTGTACTTGTATATGGACCTTTCACGGTATCGGAATCGTAAGAGATAGATTTTGTAAGCTGCTTAATTGTCCTAATAAGCCATATGCTATCTCCATTTATGTTTGTCACCGAAAAGTCACGCATCTCCTCATCTCCGCGAATAGAGCATACCATAGATCCATTCGCGATATCATCTGCCATGCTACTGCCGCCGGAATAAAATTCTAATCCAGAGTAGTTTAATCGACTCCCCCAGTACCTAGACGCTGTAAACGATCTTACCATGTCAATATTCTCTTTTTTTACAAAAACGGAAATTGTACCGTCACTGCTTTTAGACACGATCTCTCCGGTGTCTACATTTATGTAAAAGTGTCCACCCTTACTCTTAATAAGTCCGGCTGTTACAGTTCCAAGGTTGGCAACGATCGCACTGAGCGTTTGCACGTCCAGATTCTCGACTGCGATATAATGGATCACCCACCTACTTCCATCCCACCGCTTGATCGGCTGACCGGATGCTGTCTGCCATAACTGGCCAACTTTAGGATTTGACGGAGCCGTAGAAGATACAATTATGCCACTTGGTCCTGTTGCTCCTGTAGCACCTGTCGCACCTTGTTCTCCTTTAATCTTCGCCCACTTATAAGATCCAACACTTGCAGGATCGGACTGATTGTAATCCACGCAAGTACCAATATACGTTCCTACATCTTCTCCGCTGTTTCCGGTAAATGTTTTCCCTCCATCGTTGGAATATTTAATGTGCAGATAGCTTGTCTTGCCGTTTGTACCGTTCGTCCCCGGAATCCCCTGTGTTCCCTGCGGTCCTTGAAGTCCTTGGAAACGTGACCAGGTATATTTCTTTGGATCCGTGCTATCTTCCTGTGTGAAGTCTACGTAAGTACCAATATATGTGTTAGGTATCTCTGTCATCTGGTTAGAGGTGGTTGGATTCGATACTGCGGAATACTTGATGTGAAAATAGGTGCTCTTCCCTTTAATATTGGTTCCGCTTGGTACAGGTCTGCTATCTAAGACAGGTGCTGTCTGCTTATAATTTCCTTCCTGCCATGTATATCCTGTTGGCTTAGGTGTCCAGTTGACCACAAAATCAGTATTTACAAAATATTTACCGCCACCTCTTAAATATAATACAGGGATTGATCCATAAGTCAGTTGTGTATAGCTGGCAGGCGACACTGAACAGAATGAATACGTGTCTGCATAAATAATACATTCGCCAGAAGTAGTTCCCCACCCAGATCCAATGGAAGCCAGATCTAAATTCACCGAGAATCCGCTATCATGTGTACTCCAGGATGGTTTTGTTCCACTATTTAAAGACACATTAACCAAAATACGATTATAAACACTCGTTGGAAGCTGACTCCCCACAACGGGATACCATTTATTTACATCGTAAGTTTTGGTATCAGATAAGTCTATCGTTGCTGATGATCTCCAGTAGTTTACACCTGCAGCTCCAGTATCTCCTTTGGGACCCTGTATCCCCTGTTCACCCTGGGGACCTTGTACCCCTTGCAGACCGGGAACTCCCTGTGGACCACGTTCCCCCTGTTCGCCTTTGATCTTTGTCCATGTATACTTCGCAGCATCTGTACTATCTGCCTGTGTATAATCTGTATACTGCCCGATATAGAGCTTATTTGT